AAACCGGCAAGCTGGTACTGTTTGAGGTTGTCGGTAATGTCGCGGAAAAGCCGGTTCGTCTGATCGCGCGGCATACGATGGGCCGCCGGGTCGGTGGCCGGATCGCGCTGATAGTCGAACCCGAACCCTTCGGTGTACGACACCGTTCCGTCCGGCTGGGCCGCCTGGGGGATCGCCGCCACGTCGCCAGCGGTGGCGAAGGGCACGACAAAGAACTTTTGAGCCGACATGACCTAGGTTCGCCCCCCGAAATTCGAGTTTTCAAAGTTGAGATAGTAGGGCGCAAAGCCGAACCTGTCACGAGGCGTGACTACGATAGAGCTACCGACCCCCGCCGGTCGCGGCAAGAGGTCGAATTGCTCCAGGACGAAAAGCACATTTGAGGGCGGGACGTAGGTAAAAACGTACTCCATGGTCATGTCCAGGCCGTCCAGCACGTAAACGTTTCCCGTGCCCCCAAACAGGTAATTGAGGACCGCGTTGATTTCCGGCACGCACCCGGTGGACGTAAGCTGGAAATAGCGGAGGCGGAGGACGAGGCGCTTTTGCTCCAAGCTGAGCGCCAAGGACCCGTCCGTGTCTTGGCCGAAATTCCCGTTTTCGAAATTCTCGTTGAACGGCCCGAAGCCGAACACCGGACGCGCGCCGCTCCCGATGGTGGAAGCCACCAAGGGGACGTTGAGGATTTGCGCCCAGACCGCCAAGCCGAAATCCGTGGCCGTGCGGAGGTCGAACACGTCACGAACCCAGTTTTCCCAGAATTCGCTTTGGTTAACGTCGTACCACTCTTGTTTGCGCTCAAGCAAAGTCTGGAGGCGCGTGGCGTCGTTATACTGCCACAAGAGAGCTTGTAACAGGTCAACGGAAAAATCGAATTCTTGAATGGTTCCGGTCATACTATCGTAACCGTAACGTTCCCCTCGATAAGCTGGGCTTGCTGTAGAATGGTAATGTGGATTGTCGCCGGGGAGACGACGCCGATTACCGTTCCGATTTCCACCGACCGAACGAACAAGCCGGGCGCCGCCGCGTTGATCGCCGCCGAGAGTTCCCAGGGCGACGCATCCGTGCCGATGGTCCACCCTTCCTCAATGTCGGTGTCCCCTTCGGCATAAGCCAAGAGCGCATCACGGACGACCTGTTGCGGGTCGGCGATAACCGCTTGCGGCCCCAAGCTCACCGTGACCTCCACGAAAATCGGGACCTGGGCGGGCCGCTGGAATTTCACCGGGTAAACCTGTCCGCTCGCGGGCTCCAGGACGTTGACCACGGTGGCCCCGTTCCAGTTCGCGCCGGAGGACTTGCGCCGGAGGATCGCCGCGCCCACGTCGGCGTCCGTACCCCCCTCCACCACGAAAAGCACCGAATGCGGGACGATATGGTACGCGTCAATGACGAGGTCCACCGCGCCCACGTTCTCCCGGAAAAGCACCGATCGCACGCCGGACACGTCGTGCACGCCGGACACTCCGGCCTCCGGGAGCGCGACCGACTGGAGCGCCAACGTGTCGCGCCGCCGCCGCCGGGAGGCCGTGTCGCTTTCCGTCGCCTGTCCGGGCGAAGCGGCGGCGGGATTGGTGACGGTCTCCCAACCCAGCACCCCGGAAACGATGGTGTCCAAGGCGGCGACGGGGGCTGCCACGGGGCCGGTTTCGAGCGCCTGGAACGTGCCCAGGCCCGCGCCGGTCGCGTCCAGCACCACGGCGCTTACGAGTTCGAACACGTCGCCGCCAGCGCCCACGCTGGCCTGGGACCCGGCGGGGATGATCGCAAACGCCGCACCCCCCAGTTCGACGCCTTCAATCAGGGAAAACGTGGCGGTGAACCGGGCGCCGCCGGTCAAGGCCCAGAGCGCGTCCAGGAAGACGCCGCCGGACAGGTTCGGGTTGATTTGGTTCGCCAACGCGGCGTTGTTGCGGGCCACGGCGTCGCGCGCCACGGTCTCCGCCGTAATCAGGACACCTTGGGGCGTGTCCGGCGTGGTGACGAGGTCCGCGCCTAGGGCGGCGCGGAATTCCGCCGAGACCTCGTCCCGGAGGTCGGAGGTGTCGGGGACGATCACGCCGGTTGAGGTGACCCATTGATAATCAGCCACTTAAGGTCCCCTCGCCGTAAATCGTGCTAATCGTCGCATCGTACTTGAAGGCGTTACCCTCAAGCCGCGTCGTCAACTCCACGATACCCGTTACGTCTTGGACGGCCAACAAGCGGGCGTGTAAGGCCGCCTCGAATACGGCGCTGTCCGGAATTCCGGTCCAAAGCGCCTCGAAATAGGGCAAGCCGTCGCCCTGGGCGAAAATCATTTCGTTTAGAAGGGTCTTAACCGCCGTCTCGCAATTTTGCACGGCGGCGGCCAGTCCGGCGACCATGGCGAGGCCGTTGGCCCCGTCTATGAATAGATCATTGTTGCCGTCCACGGCGAGGGAGCGCGTCACACCGGCCCCCCGGTGTTTCCGCCGCCGACCGTAACGCCGGTGTGGTGGTGCGTATGCAAGACAACCCCGTGGCTTGTGACGCTTCCGTCAACGGTTAAATCCCCGGTCATGTGCACCGTGGGGGCCGTCACCTTGACGACGCCGGAGGTGGTAATTTCCACGGTGTCGGCCCCCAAGGCAATCCGGGTCACCCCGTCCGTGGACTGGAGCACCACGCGCTCCGCGTCCGCCGGGTTCAAGGTCCAGGCGCGCATGGCGTGCGGGATGAACACCCCGTCTTGAAACGAGTGCATCCGGCGCGTGTTCGGCGTGTCCTCGGCGAGGCCCTGGAGGAAAAGGGAAATGTCGCGGTCGCTGGCCTTCACCCAGCCAAAATCCCCGGCCTTGACCGGAAACGAAAGCACGAACCCCCCGGCCCCCATGTTGAGAATGGGCACGGATGCGATTTGCGCGCGGCTCACCTTCCGCTGGTCCGTGGTCCCCACCATAACTTGCGGCTGGACCGTCACCCGGTTGCGGCTTTCCGCGACCGCGATAACCACGGCGGGCAAGCAATCGTCCACGTTCTGGAGCCACTTGCCCAGGATCGCGCGGAAGGCTCCCTCTAGGCTGTCCAAGTCCGCCGGGTCGATTGACGGTGGGGCGTTGGGTTCGTCAGCCATGGACGGTTTCTTTTTTCGGGATCACGAGTTTCCCGTGGGTGTCGAACGTCGGGCGGCGCGCGTCGGCAATCCAGTAGAACGGTTCTTGGCGGCTCGTCACCTCGAACTCTAGGGCGTAAATCACGTATCGCCCATTGAGCGCCGGGTTAAGCTTGCTCACGATATCGAGCGCGCCGCCGACGACGGTGGTGGCGTCCAAGAGGAATTTGACCTTGACGCCGTACTCGGTAATTTCCGGAATTCCAATCATGCCGCTATCCAGCGACAGTTGACGGACCCGGCCCGCGAGCGGTGCGCCCTTCGGTTTTACCACCAACGTTTCATCGTCCACGAACACGTCCACGTCGCCGCACGCGCAAAGGCTTTCAACCTGCCCCAGCGCCGCGCCGGAAAAGGCGTAATTCGCAATGCTCTTGTCCGGGGCCTGAAAGTTCAACGACACGCCCAGGTCGCCCGCCACGTGGCCGGAGAGGGTTCTAAGCGACTGGCGGGCGCCCCCGGACCTGGAGAGTATCTTTCCCTTGTGGTGGGCGAGCGTCTGGGTCTTGAGGCAAAGCCCAATGTCGGGTGGCTGGGTCGGCGTCGCGCTCGTAATGTCGCCCACGAAAACGCGCGTGGTCCCGAAGCTCTCGCGCCCGGCCTCCACAATCACCCGTTTCGGTTTGCGGTTCCGGTTGAACGGCGAAGTTTCCGTAAGCAAGTAATTGCGGTCATCGGTGTTGAGGTTCGTAAGTATGACCTCGCAAGCGTTCTGGAGGGGGTTGGCGGTCTTTTTCCCCTTTGCCACAATGTCCAGGCCCTCGAACACGCGAAGGGTTCCGGAAATCTCCACGGACACGCGGACAATGCGGGGGTCTATCCGGTCCATTAGAGCGCCGCGATTTCAGCCGCCGACATGTAAAACAGGAATTGGGTGGCCCCAAACTGGGGGTAGTCCGGGAGGGCGTCGGCGTCGGTGAGCATAACGAGGTTGCCTTGCTCCAAGTACCCATACGGGATCAAAGGCTCCCCGGCCAAGACCCGCGTGGCCGACAAAATGACGGCGTCGTCAATCGTAATGTCCGCCACCATGACGCCATTAGTTTCCTTGAGGCGCACGAGAAAACGCAGGCCGTCCAGGTCCGCCGTAAACTCTTGGTTCGGTTCCGCCGTAATCGGAATTTGTTGCACGTCAGCGCC